AATAAGTGTTATTTTTTATCTAAAAAGGCTCGAGGCTGACCGACTCGCGCTGACCACATCCCTGGCTGACGATGAGCCACGTGAGCGCGGCCACGAGGAATGCGGGCTTGGCGTACTCCGAGTTGGGCACGTTCGTCTTGCCGTTCATCTTGTTGCGCGAGTATATGTAAACCATGGTTACGGCCGCCGCGATGAGGGCTGCTGACCAGGGCTGTCTAAAGTAGTGATCCATCTACTAATCATCGAGACCTTTTTTGCCAACCTCGGGCGCGTCCGGAAACAGGGACTCCTTGTGAACCGGCGTCACGGCGACCGTCTTGGTGCCACCTGGTGTTTCGACCGGATCGGGGAGCTCGCCCGCCTGAATCGTACCCGCGGGCGGCGCGTCGTCTACGGGGGCGGCCATGGCCTGCTCCTGCTCGATGTTGTCCACCGCGTCGAGCGCCTCGCCCACGTCCGGGCGCTCCTCCGCCTCCTGCTCCATTTCATTCCCGTCATGCTCCATCTCAAACTCGTTTTCATTTTCAGGCAAGGTGAGGTATGTGTTGAGAATCTCCTCGGTCGGAACGAGGTTCTCGATCGTCTCGCGGATGCACTTGGTGAAGCGCGCGTTGAGCTCGTTCCGGCGCTCCGTGATGGGCTTTTCATCGGTGATTGGCCAGGGGTCCTCGTACAGGTCCCGGGCGCACTCGATGAAGCACGTGTGCACAAACACGTCGTTGGAAGGGAGCTTCAGAGAAATCTTTTTAGAATTTTTGTCAATTCTGATGGAGCTGAGGATCTTGACATGGATGACAAAGACGGCGGCTATGAGCCGGGGGAAAAGAGCGCACTCCTTCATGATGTTGGCCACGTGCTCCTTGACCTTGACATTGGACCACTCGCTCTTAATCTTGCGTAGATTCTGGCGGTAGTTTTCAACCAATTTACGATCCTTGTTCTCCTTCTTGGTATCCTCCCACACGTTCCAAAATGTGTCGACCAGTTCTGGGAGCATGGCGTCAACAAGCTTGCGTGAAAAGCGGCGCTCTGCGTCATTCAGCACCTCCATTACTATTGGGCATTGTTTTTTGCCCAATCTATAAACGCATCCACGTTGGCATCCGTAAGATGCTGACTTGCGCGGGCCACGAGGTCATCTGACCAGTCCCACCATTTAATTTCAAGCATTTTTTCAATCTGTTCTGGAGTGAACCGGAATTTGATGAGCCGTGCGGGGTTGCCTCCTACGATCGCATACGGCGGTACGTCGCGAACGACGTGGCTGTTGTTGGCGATGACCGCGCCGTCTCCAATCTTCACCCCTGACATGATTGTGACGCTGTCGGCAATCCACACGTCGTTCCCAATAATCACGTCACCGTGAGATGACGGGTGCCCATGGGCCGTCACGGATCCCGGGGGGCTCGGGACGTGACCAAATGGAAACGTACTCACATAATCGGTCCTGTGATTCCCACCAACGTAAACCTTGACGCCTGTACCTATCGAGCAGTACTTGCCGTGGTGCGCTTTCGACTGGTCCCAGCAAAGCTGGATCCGTCCATATGTCCAACTCATTTACCGTAAAGTCGAAGGATATGTTTAAGGCCCGTAGAGCCGCAGGATATCCTTGATAATTGCGTGACGCTTGATGTCCTCCTCTGTAAACGTCACCACCTCGATTCCAGGGATCGGGGAGTAAGTCAAGCGTTGCACGAGGTCCAAGAGGCCATTCTTCTCGAATCCACGGTCGTGCTGACCCGTGTCGCCCGTAATGATGAGCTTCGAATTCTTCCCAAGCCGCGTCATCACCATTCGCATCTGATTGGGCGTCGAGTTTTGCATCTCATCGGCCAGGATCCACGAATAGTCGAACGTACGGCCGCGCATATAGGCCAGGGGGCACACCTCAATCTTCTTCTGCTTGGGCAGGTGGAGGTAGTCCGTCATCGGCGCGACCCATGGCTCCATTTTCTTGTTGAGATTTCCCGGGAGGAAACCATGCTGTTCATCAACCGACACGGCCGGGCGAGTCATGATCACACGGTCGTGGCGTTGGCTTGCGGCCGCCGCCTTGCACGCCATCATCGTCTTGCCGGTTCCGGCCGGCCCGTGAGCCACGATGATCGGCACGCGGTAATTTTCCAACAGGGTCTGATAAATGCGGTGATTCATTAATTATCAGTCGGTGTAGTCTTTTAACTCTTCCTGAGTTTCTGAGCAGTCTTTTGCAAGTTTGCGAGGCTTGAGAACATATCCTCGGACGCGAGTGACGCGGGCGCTGCTTGGGCCTTGGGGGCGGGTCTGGCCTTTTCCCACGACACCACATATTCACCGGGTTCGAGCCCTTGACGGACGGTGTATCCCGATTTCACGAGTTGCCGCTGCAGGTACACGATAGCCTCGTGGAAAGGGTATAGAGGGTACCCTATGACCATCGGTGGCACCTTGAGGTGGGCGAGGCGCTCACCCCTCTCGCTCACCGCTTTGATTTTTTTTGAAAATTGTTCTAAAATTATTTTATAAGTTTCCTTTCTCAGGTTGCGCCGGGCCTGCTCCCTTTGCGCAATCTCAGATGCGCTTATCATACTAATTTAGAACTGGACTTGTTTGGGGGGAAGTTCACGCGACGCCTTGATGACGTCCGCGAGCTGCTGGTTCAGGTCAGCCTGCACGTCGGCAAATGGCTGGTACTTGTCTGGCGTGTAGGACTGGAAGGGGCCGCTGCGATCCGGGGAGCTGGACGCCACCTTGGACAGGAGGGTCACGGCGCCGGCCGGGCTCACGGAGGCGGTCACATCGTACTGGATGCCGAAAAAGCCGCGGGTGTCAAGGAACATGAGGCGGGTGTCGTACGTCACGCCACCCTGCGTGCCCGTCTTGGGCGTGATGTAGATGGTCTCTATGGGCTGCAGCCACGGCTCCGCCTTCTGCAGAGCCTCGATGATCACCTGAATGATGTTCGGCGACACTGGGGCAGCCTCGGCGTAGAGCGAAGGGGTCGTCGAGTTTGTGAACAGGATGCCGACGATCGTCGCAACCGCCAACAAGATAATGAGGTCAGTCTTCATTTAGTACTTGCTGTTAAAAAAATTAACAGAGGAAATGGTAGGATGGCCCTGTTGGTCTTCAGCGACAAGTGCAACTATTGTTTTGAAGTTTTAAATTTTATAAAAACAAATCCAACTCTTGGTCCTATGATCCGCTATCACAACGTGACGACACAGGGGCGTCCCACATCGACCAAGGTGACGCGCGTGCCCACCCTGGTCACTACTGATGGTAACGTGTACGTGGGCGCCGAGGTTAAGAATTGGCTCGAGTCTATGATTCCACACGAGGTGGAGAACTGGGGGCCTTCGGGTATCCTGACGGCCAGCCTCGATGGCGACGACGGGGGTCCCGAAATGTTTAACCTGGACTCGTACGGAGTTTCTATGCAACCTATGCTGACTCCGGAACTCAAGGATAAAATTGGGCGAAGTGTTCAGGATGCATATCAACTAAAGAGTGCCGACAACTAAAAGTCAATGCACCTGAAGACCATTCAGGCCTCGGCTATTAAAGGTATATTCGAGGTGCTCAAGGACATCATCAACGATGTGAATGTATACTTCGGTCCCGGTGGGCTCAAGATTCTGACTCTTGATACAGCGAGGGTGACGCTCGTGCACATGATGCTGGCCGCCGAGAACTTTGAAGAGTACGAGTGCACCACGGAGATTGCAGCCGGTCTGAACATGGCCAACACGTACAAGCTGCTCAAGTCTGTGGGCCCGGCGGATACCCTCACGATGAACATCCGCGGGACCGATTCACTCGAGTGCATCATCGAGAACGCGGCCAAAAAGTCCACGACCAGTTTCCGCCTGAAACTGCTCGACATTAACGAGGACATCCTCGAGGTTCCAGACATTAGCATGGACATCATCACCACGATGCCGAGCCTCGACTTTCAGCGCGTCGCTCGCGACATGGGCAACTTGGCCAGCGACATGACCATCTTCCGTGACGGCACGCGGCTCGAGCTCTCGTGCCGGGGTGACTTTGCGGACCAGGAGACGGTCCTCGAGTTTCCGGAAGAGGCTGTGAAGCGCACTGGAGCAATGTACAACCTCAAGTACATCAACCTTTTCACAAAGGCGACGGGTCTGTGCTCCTCTGTGCAGATCATGCAGGACTCAAGCGACGACCAGATGCCCGTCGTGTTCAGGTATGGCATCGCAAACCTGGGAGAGGTCCGGTTCTACTTGGCCCCAAAAATGGACTGACACCGGTCCTTCTTCTTCCAAAAAGAATTTTCTAAAAATTTTCAACTCGAGACGGAATGGACTGAGCGACCACACGAAGCGTGGGCGTAGGGGGGTCCACGTTACTCCTGTGAGCCAGGGTGGGCCGTCTATTTTCAACATCTCTGCAGTCACGTCACGGCCGGTCGTCTTGATGACTGCGCGCCTCAACGGTGGCCGGAGGGTGTGGCGCTTCGGTGGCCAATCCTCGCCGAGGTACGTGTGAACCCTCCCCCCGAGAACATAGAGGACGATCCGAGGAGTGCCGACCGGTGGCATCTCATCAACTTCGGTCGCCACGAGATGTTCAAGTTTGTATATTCCCTTTATCGTAAAATTTTTAGGATAAAAGAAATAGACCAACTCCATAATAGGTACGTTGAGAAATGGAGGCGAGATTTAACGAAAAGGTACGTGAGTACCGTGATGCGATACAGGGGATCGCGACAGGCGCCGAGAAGCAGGCGCTGGAGACGGAGATGTACGACTACATGGCACGTACGGCCCCCTTTATACGGGAGTATCACCAAGAGGCCAAGACCGAGTCGGTGACCAAGACTGTCGGGAACATCAAGATTACTTCTCAAAAAGGAATTCAGAGGCAGGACATCTACAACTCATACCTCGCGGACGTCGAGGGGGTCCACCAGTCCGTAAAGCCACGAGACGGGCTCAAGTATTTCACGGCGTGTCAAAATTGCGGGGCCAAGTACTCTCTCATATTTGACGAGGTCCTAAGCGAGGACGTGTGCATCGAGTGTGGTATGGCCGAGCACGTGCAGGGAGACGAGGTGGGCTTCAAGGAGGAGCAGGAGATGGAGAAGCACGTGGTCTACTCGTACAAGCGTGAAAATCACTTCAACGAGTGGGTATCTCAGTTTCAGGCCAAAGAGTCCACGAGCGTCCCACCCGACGTCATCGACCAACTCCGTGCCGAATTTAAAAAACAAAAAATTAAAGATCTTTCTGAAATTACTCATGAAAAGGTCAAGGCTCTACTGAAGAAACTCAACAAGTCGAAGTATTACGAACACGCTCCATACATCACGACGATTCTCAACGGGATTCAACCTCCCACGATGCCGCAGGCTCTTGAGGAAAAGCTGCGGCTCATGTTCTATCAGATCCAAAAACCCTTTGAGAAACATCGGCCAAAGGACCGAAAGAACTTTTTGTCTTACTCTTACACACTTTACAAATTGTGTGAACTTTTGGGGGAGGATGACTACCTGCCATGCTTCCCGCTTTTGAAATCAAAAGAAAAGCTCTACAAACAAGACGAGATGTGGAGGGGCATATGCCAAGAGCTGCGTTGGCAATTTATAAAAACCGTATAATTTTTGAACTTAAAGTTTTAATCTATTGCCATGCTCTGGCAATGATCACAAGCCCCTGCGTCTACTGTCGTTATACGGACCTCACGAAAACAGTGAATGGTATTGATCGTCTCGATAGTTCAAAACATTATACACTGGAAAATTGTGTGTCTTGTTGCTCTCATTGCAATTTCATGAAAGGTCAATATGATCCTCTTACTTTTATAGAGAGATGCCGGAATATAGCAGCCTGTTCATACACATTTCCGGATATACCAAAATACGACGAGATAAAACCAACGAGACGGCGTCAGTGACTGCGTCGCCGGGCACCCATGCCCACGAGCGCGGCCGCCGCGGTTTTGTTGGCGGACGACACGTTCCGCATCGCCTTCTTTTCCGCCCGGCGGGTAAGCTTGAGGTACTCGCGCTTCTCCGGGGCCGTCAGGGGGGCTGAAGACCGCTTCACCTTGTTGATGAGGGACTGGATGCGGCGCTCCTCGTTCGCCGTGACGCGCTGGTTGATACCCGCGAGGTTCGCCCGTATCTTCTGGTTGCGGGCCATGGCGGCCGCATTGTTCTTTGCCTTGGCCTTGGCCTTGAGGCGACCACGGAAGCCGCCGACGGCCGTCCGGACGCGCACACCCGCAGCCCGCACGCGAGCCAGGGACCGGCTCATGGTGCCGACGACGGCATTGCGCGACCGCTTCACATAGCCGTGGACCACCACCAGGCCCTCACGAACCGTGTGAATCGTGCGGTGGGCGTAGTTCTGGATCGCCACCACGCGCTCGAGGATCGCGGAACGGATGTGGGCCGGCAGGCTGTATAGCGCCTTGAGGACGCGCTCCACACCCTTGAAAAACTTGACGGTCCCTGCACGGGCCACGGGGGCGCCGGCGCGCAGGATGACCAATAGACCCTTCGCCGCCGAACCCAGCAGCGCGCCGACCGGGCCGTTGTAAACCTTCTCCACGATCACGAGGCATAGGATAATCATGAACCCGTAGAAGCCACCCTTGACGTAGGGGGTCACGCGCTGAATGAACGCGGCCGCCTCGGCGCTCACTTGGGCTGCAATCGCCGTCATGGCCGCCGCGCTCGCCGCATTCACGCCACCGGTGGGCATCTGGATAGTCACGGGCTGCTGAGGAGCCGCCACGACGCCCGCCCGGAGCGCGTGCCACATGGCACCGCCGAAGCCACGGGCCGCCTGCCCCGCCATGATGGCACCCGCACCTGGGGCTCCATGTGGAATCATCGCCATTTATTATTTATAAATATTTTTACTTTGAAATGGAAGTCTTGAACTTGGACGCGTACTTGGTACGGATCCACTTGGCGTCCGACTTGTAGATGCGGGACGCGCGCGGCAGGGTGCGCTTGGTCAGGGTGCCGATCGCCTGCAGGCGGCGAAACACGGACAGCGGCGCCTCCTTACCCTTGCTGATCGCCTTGCTCAGAGCCTTGTAGCGGTTCGTCTTGGCCTCGACCGGGTGGTACCCGTACGAGGTCAGCATGCCCTTCTTCAACTTACCGATCACCTTCGGCCCCTTGCCGATCGCCCCCACGTCGTAGGTCGGAACCGGTTTCACGCGGGTAAAGCCCGCCTTGCGGCGGTACGAGTACGCCTTGTGGGACGGCCCCGCCTTCACGCGGATCGTCTTGGAGGTGTGGCGGACAGTGTAGCCCGAGCGGATAATGTGTGTCATTTAATATCTTGCGAGATTTTTGTCCGTAGGCGAAGATTTTGAGCCCGTCCGCTGAAAAGTCGAAAATATCTATATCATCCGCTTCAATCATAAATGTAGGAAATTTGTAATCGTGACGCAGTCGAAGAAAACCCGAGAATATCGATGACACGTAGGAGGCCAAGGAGTCCGACGGCCCCTTGAGCGGAGCGGGACCGAAGCAAATCGCCACAACTTCCGTGGGGTCCTTGGACACGAACGGCAGTCCTGGCGCGGACTCCTGGCAGCCGCCGTCGACATACCGCCATTCGCCAATCTTGACGGTCGAGAAGAGTATAGGCACGGCGATGGAACCACAGACGGCGTCCAGAACGCTCGTGCCCGGGTGCGTTTCGTGCGAAAAGTACACCGTCTCCCCGCGCTCCGTGCAAAAGGCGGACACGTGGAGGGCTATGGGTCGCCTACTCCAAAGCTCACCAAAAGTTATTTCTTTTGTTTTAAATTTTTTAAAAATTGCATCGGACAGGGTGTGCCGGATCTTGTTCATGGGCACGAGTCCAAAATTATTTAAAAAATTTTTAATGTTTGGTTTCATAAGTTTGTCAATCTTGACGCCAAGTGCAAAGTCGAGAACGTCGGGGATAGAGCAGTCGGTGACTATCCATAGGAGTGCGACCAGCGCACCTGCACTCGATCCACTGACCGCGCGCACCTGAGTAAGGTCCATACGGGACATCTGACCGAGCATGGCATAAAAGGCCATAGCCCCCGGGCCTATGACGAGGTATTTGGGAGGGGCCATGAGCCCCTAATAGTACTCTGGAACGGCAATTCTTAAATACGAAAAGATAAAGAGGAACAAGAGGCCCTTGGACACGATCTCGATGCTCCGATCCACGGGCAACGGCAAAGAGAGTAGGGCCGTCAAGAGGGAAATAGACACCACGTCGGCGTTAGTCACGCTGAGTTTGAGGCCAAACTTGATAATGGCCCATGAGATGATGGGCACGAGCAACGGGGCGAAAACACGCGCCTGTGGGAGGGCCATGACGACCATGAGAACCGTTGCGGGGACGGCCACCTTGGGTGCCGCCAGATCAAGCATTCCTTAGTTAATAGATCTGAATATAATGTTCGAGCCAATTCTGGAAAGACTGGGGATCAATCTCTTCTGCCATATTCAGACCCCTCCACAAGGCAATGATAGGCAGCTTGAGGTTGACGTCACGCCACCACTTCTCCGAGTTGTGAATCAGATCGCAAAACTCCGCCACTCCGTAGCGCCTAAGCACGAGGGCGTGGTTGTCGTAGGCAAAGCCCTGAATACGGTACACGTCTGCATAAATTTCATCGCAATACAAAGCTTCCCAATCCTCTGGATGGAGGGGTTCCGGGCTCTCTTCACGGTCGGGGTCGGAATCGTAATCTTCCGGTCCTGAACGTCTGAACAGAGCGTCGCGCGAGTACTCGTCTCCGAGACCCATGTTATCTTATTATATCTTAGACTGCACTCTTTAGGCCTGACACTGACACGGACGCCACCTCCTTGACGGGCTGGGCATCGAGGATCGACTGCATGGCCGCGTCGACCAGGGCCCCATCGTCATTAAAATAGTTTCCGAGACCCTTGCGGATGACATCCTTGGTGATGCCACCCTTGGACTTTTTCTTCTTAAGGTTAACCTTGACCTTGTCCCGAACCTTGACGGTGTCGATGTCGTTCTGGGCCATGTGCACGGTGACAAACTGCTTAAGTTCCTTTTCACGCTTATTCAGTACCGAAAGATCCCGGCGCGCAGCGGCGAGCTGAGCCTTGAGGGCGATCCATTCGTTCATGGCGTTGGCGAAATCCATTTCTAATAAGTGCAATGCACTTATTTATACACTGACTAACGCGCTTACTGGTACTCTGGGCTGATCTCGAAGCGCGGGCGCATGGTGTCGGGCGGGATGGTGCTCAGGTTGAAGATGGACACCGGCTCGCGGGGGTTGACCGGCTCCGAGCGGAACTGGCGGTTGGCGTTGCGCAGCACACCGCCCAGCGTCTCGGGGTAGCCAATCTGCGAGCGCGGGTCCAGGTAGTTCTGGCCCTGGAGAATCTGGTCCGGGGCGAACTTGCCGAAATCCTCCGTCACCACCACCTCACGGGGAATCAGGCCAGCAGCGGACACGTCATACGCGCCGCTGGAGCCCGCCGCCACGGGGGCGGCGTTGAGGGTCATGCCCGGGCGGGCCAGCTGGTCGCCCTGGACGCCACCCTGAGTGAAGTAGCTCTGACGCGGCCAAAACAGGACGAATGCGAGCACCGCCAGCAGGATCAGTGCCACAATATTCTTGCGGCTCAGCATTTATTATATGACACGACAATTTTTTTCAGTCAATGTAGTCGGCCGGGTCGTCGGCCGCTGGCTCCTCCTCGACCTCATCCTCAAACATGTACTGCGTCGGGAAGGCGGGCGCCTTGGGGGCCGAGCGGACACGGGCCTGAACGATGCGCCACACGGCACCGAACGACTTTTTCAGGAACCACAGACCGGCGAGTTCCACCAGAAGGTCGCACTGCGCCCCCTCGGCCACGCTGGAGAGCTCAACCTCCTGCTTCTGGCAATCGAACGCCTTGGCGACCACCTCACCCTTGATCTTGGCGAGAGCCGCGCTGAGGGTACCGTCCGTCAGGCTGGACTGGAACGCCCCCTGGATGGTCTCGTCCTTGAGGTCCGCGCCGAACCACTCCTGCTTGGACTCCTTGGCCTTGGTGAGAACCTGCTCATCAATAGCCGAGATTTTATCATGAAGGGACTCGGGCACGTCGACCGTGATGCTCGTTGCCGACAGACCCTCCTGGAGGCGGGCGCTGTTCAGCTGGACGACGCAGCCGGTAATCTTCAGAAAACGACGGCCATCCGGAAGCTTCTGGGGGACACCAAACTCCATTTGATATTTGAAAATTTTAAAACAATTTTTTTTGAACGCGCTTAGTAGATGTGCGACGCGCGCTGCACCTGCCTGCCTGGACCCATAAGTTCAAATTTCAAAACCTTCTGCGGGTACATAGACCCTGGGGATGGGATCCTCCACCCCTGCAAGCCCGAATGCTGCCAGCCTGGCTGCGAGGGCCCTCCCCCTTCTATGATTGGTGAATACAAGTTGACTCGGGGTGTGGCTCTTCCGCCTGGTTTCGGCCAAAACCTCCCTATCTCGACCGAGGAGGCGGGTGACCGTGCCGTTCCACTCAAGTTTGAATCGCCGTTTCAGATGGTGGGTCTGACCCCTGAACCAGCCTATCACAGGCGATACTTCTGGATGCTGTTTTTGGTTGGAGTCATGGTTCTCATGGCTCTGTTCCTGGTTTAAAGAGGTCCGTGCCCCTAAGAGTAGAAGATGGCTACTATCGACACCGTTTCCGCTGATATTCAGGCTCTGCAGAAGGATGTCAAGTCCCTGCGCAAGATGATCCGCAAGGTCCTGGGCGACATTGAGGACCCGACCGGTGAGAAGAAGGCGGCGCGTGCCCAGAACAACGGCTTCAATAAGCCTCAGGTGGTGACCGAGGCTCTGCAGAAGTTCCTGAGTCTGGAGGTGGGTGCGACCATCTCCCGCGCTCAGGTGACCAAGGCGGTGAACTCGTACGTGACGGAGAAGGGCCTGAAGCAGGGCCAGCTGATTACGCTGGACGAGCCGCTGAAGGCGCTGCTGAACCCCCCGGCCGACGCCCAGATCACGTTCCTGAACATCCAGAAGTACCTGAACCAGCACTACATCAAGCAGGAGAAGCCGGCTGTCGAGAAGAAGCCCGCGGCTGAGAAGAAGCCGGTGGTTGAGGGCGAGGAGAAGAAGGCGGCGCGCCCCAAGGTGGCGAAGAAGTGAGTGGCGATTCGCGCAGCGAATCGGACCAGAGGACGCTCGGAGAGCGTTCAGCTTCGCTGACCGGCTTAAAAATGAAAGTGTAATACTATATAACAATGGAGACTAAAGGTCCTCCCAGGGGTGTCCTCGACACACTCGTGGGAACTAAGGTCAAAGACATAAATTTGTACATTCGTGCATTCACGCATAAATCCGCACTCAAGCGTTACGAGGACCTCAAGTTGTCGTACGAGACGCTCGAATTTATGGGTGATTCTGTTTTGGGTTTTGTGGTTACTAAATTTCTATTTGACGCGCACGAGAAGGAGCAAGAGGGCTTCCTGACCAAGGCGCGCACGAAAATGGTGCGAGGCACGACCCTCGCCGTCATGGCCAAGACGCTCGAGTTTGACAAGTGGATTATCATGGATGAAAAGGGTGAGCGCAACGGATGGAACAACAACCCTAAAATTCTCGAGGATGTTTTCGAGGCTTTTGTAGGGGCCATCTATCTCGACCTCGGCATGGTCCACGCCAAGCGCTTCATCCTCGATTCATTTGAAAAGATGAAGACTGACTTTGTTGACGACAACTACAAGGACCAGCTCATGCGGTGGTGCCAGGCTGAGAAGCTTCCACTGCCCGAGTACCGCGTGGATGGGCACCTGAACGGCACATTCATGGTGACGGTCCTGGTCAACGGCATGGAATCAGGTTGTGGGTACGCCACTACCAAACGTCAGGCTGAACAGAATGCAGCACACGTTCTACTTAAGACTGATTCACGCTTCAAAAGGAATGGACGAGAAGGTGGCGGAGCTTCTGGGAAGGCGGTACGCGGACCAGAGAAGCCCCGAATGGTTGGCGCTGCGGGAGAACATGCTGACGGCGAGTGACGTGGCGAGCGCACTCGGTCACAACCGTTACGAGCGGCCCGACGACCTCTTGCGCAAAAAGGTGCTCAAGACGGCCTGGGCGGGGAATGCAGCTACGGCCCACGGCACCCTCCTCGAGCCCGTGGCCCGTGACCTGTACGACGCTCGCTACGGGAAAAAGTCCCATGAAATTGGCCTCGTCCAGCACCCCCGGTACCCGTTCCTCGGCGGCTCGGCTGACGGCATCACGGAGGATGGGATGCTCATCGAGATCAAGTGCCCTCTGACTCGCAAGATTGAGGAT